GAGCATCGAACGTATCCAGAGTCTCACGAGCCTGCGTGAGGTTCTCCGACCAGTTCCACTCGCCTGTCTCAAAGAAGTCAGACACAGACAGAGCCGCCGCACCTATCTCATCGCCTACACCTAGGGCAGACTCAGCCAGATCCATTGCCGCACCTGCGGCGAACTCTCCGGTTGACTGCTCAGGTGCGTTATGGGGATCGAACTCTTCATCCTCACGGGTAAAGGCGGCGTACGGATTAACCTCTTCTTCACCCTCACGGGTAAAGGAGGCGTATGGGTTCTCCTCTTCGGGAGTAACTCGGGTGAACTGAGAGTAATCAGACATTAAGGCGTTCCTTATGCAGTGTATATGTGCCCGTCAGCGCCTTTAAACCTAGTACCTTTCGGTAGGGTTTTAGCTTCTTCGGGTGTGTACGTCTTTAGACCAGAGCCGTCGGTGTCCGTAGTCGTAGTTGATTCAACGACTCCGCTAGGACGGAAGGGTTCTAACGCTGTCTTTAGTCCATTGCGGTGGTACTCAATCACTTGCTCCTCGGTTACTCGTTTCGTCCCTTCTCCAAAGATAGCGAATCCTTCTGGGCCTTCCCCTGCGTCAGCGGATTCGAGGTCCTTGCGGATCTCCTTAGCCTGATCCTTAGTAGGTATAGCACCGGATGCGTCTTGGTACTCTTTCTCCCACGCCCTAGCCTCAGCGCGTGCCTCTTCTTCCTGATTGAGGACATCACGTACAAGGGTGTCGCCGATCTTCTCGGCTAGTCGATCCCGCCTGTGCTGGAGAGCCCGTCGTACTGAAGGCTCCCATGTTTTCCCATCAGCGTTCATACCTGCTTCGATGTCTTTCTCAAGTTGAGCTACCTCTGCCTTGTACTGCGTCTGTAACGTAGCAGGTAACGACGTAGGTATTGTGATAGCGGCATCTACAATCTGGAGGTTCTCAGACTCTCTAGCATCACGCGCGCTAACACCCTCAAGGAACTGAAGACGCGCAGTAGCGGCCCGTTGTGCGGCCGGTTGCATCTCCGGGGGTGCCTGATCGACAGCATCCTGTATAGCATCAGAATCAGTAGTCGAGTTCATCTTACCAGTGAACGACTCGGTGAAAGCCCGCTCTTGTGCTACGCGAGTCCTCTCTCCCTCTGCGTACTCTTGGTCCTTTGCTCTGCGTACGTTATCATGTGCCGCGTTTAGGCGATCTAACGGATCATAGCCAAGTGCCGCCGCGTTAGCAATGAGTGCGGACTCAGCCTTCTCTATGTCGCCAGCAACCCCTGACTCCAGCGCAGTCTTGTACTGCATAGTAGCGGCACCTGCGGCCTTAGCCTTAGTCTCTTTACGCAGACGCTCTGCTTCTACCCTTCCCTCAGCCTTAGCGTCACGTGCCTGCGTCATGTACATGCTAGCCGCCGCTGTGTCGCCGTTCTGAGAAGCCCACTGCGCTAGGTTAGCGAGGTGAGCGGGGTCATTCATATCGCCGCGTGGCTTAGTCGCCGCCTGTAGGAGGGGATTCAACGAACTCCCCATAGACCCTACAGTCTTACCGATCTCGCTAAGCATCCCGCCAAGGTTCTGGCTCTGGTCTTGTCCTGCCATGTTATTCCCCTTTAGAATATCGAAGTCATCAAGCCACCCAGCCAGCTACTATTGCCGGTACTGTCGTTAGCATTGTTCATGATAGACGCCAGAGTGTTACCGTATAGCTCTGAAGCCGCCTTGTCGCTGTTGACAGCAGTCTGGATACCACCAAGACCGAGCTGTGCCGCGTAGCCTGCGCCGGTAAGCTGACCTGTCTGTGCCATGTTAGCACCGTTCTGGCCTATCTGCATAGCGTTGAGTTCATTCTGCATACCGAGGTAGCTGTTGTTCTGACCAGCCATACCCATCTGCGCTTGCTGTGCTCCAAGAGCTGTCATGCCCTGTGCGGCGGACTGACCTAGCTGGGCGTTCTGCATACCCATCTGGTTCATTCCCATCGCATTGCCCTGCTGGAAGCCCGCGCCTGCCATGCCCTGCTGACCGTACATGTTAGCCATCTGAGCCTGTTGCATCTGCTCTTGGTTAGCCTGACCCATCGCTTGGAAGCTAGCCTGATTCATAGCGCCAGCCTGAGCGCGAGCCATAGCCGCGTCCTCACCAGAGCCACCGAACTGGCTACCCATAACTCCACCACGTCCAGCGGCGAACTCCTGAGCGTTGCCCTGAGCGCGCTGTGCGTCTAGTCCGGGCTGTTGCATAGCCATAGCACGGTTGTAGATCTCTTGCTCACGTCCCGCTGTGCCCTGCATGGACTGTTGCATGAACTGGTTCTGAGCACCGAAGGCACCGGCCTGCATTCCTGCAACGCCCTGCATAGAGTTAGTCATGCCGGTCTGAGCTTGCGCCGCGTACGGGTTAGAGGCATTAGATCCCATCATCGTACCAGCATTAGCCATGTTAGCCATGCCGTTGGTGTACCCAAGGCCACCTGCTGTGTTCTGAAGTTCATCACGGCCTATGCCTAGACTCATGCTACCGTCAGTGCCTACCGAAGAGCCTGTGCCTAATCCAGTAGTGACGCCGTAGCCCTTGAATGCAGAGTCAGTCTGTAGCTGACCAGCAAGATCACCCATGTCTTTCTGATAGCCCTTGCCTGCCTCGTGTAGTTTGTCAGCATAAGCGATACCACCAGCGGCGGCACCTACGCCTTGCACTGTATCCCATAGTCCCTTCGCCATTAGTATACCCTTCCTATTAGTAGTTGTAGGTTCAGTTCCTGTATTGAGAACTCACCTCCTTCAATCGTAGCGTCTACTCCGACGGATACGTAAGCCCCAGATCCCTTTGTATTCACACGATGTCTCCCAAGTACTCCCTCCGCTGATCCATATAAGGCTTCTCCCCACTGTGATTCACCCCAGAAAGCAGGAGCGTTAGCGTCCGATGTGATAGCCTTGCTGTATTCTAGCTTGCCTCCGAATCCCCAGCGCACTGTAGCGTTAGTAGGCTGAGTAGATCCGATAGTTGTTACGTTGACCTTCTTAGGGAACTTCTGACGTACTGAATCCCCGAAGGATAGTGGAGTAGACTCGTATGTGAACTGGTAAGTAGTCTCGCCTGCGTCTACTTGGCCGGTGTATCGACAGATTGAATCCCCTGCCTTGCCGCCTAGTAGTACGTAAGTGTCGTTACCTTCCTCGTAGTAAACAGACCGATCAAACAATACCTCAGTCCATGTAGTGATACGTGAACCTCCTGTGCCCGAAGGACGCCTTGCGTCGATCGCGTAGGCATAGCCCTCTGAGCTGAAGTTACAAACGATCAGTGCTTCGCTAGGCCAGTAGGCTAGAGTGATTGAACTCTTATCCACTGTGCCCGCTATCTTAGATGTTATGTCTGAGCGGACGTTAGCGGTGATGTCACCTACTGGTACTGACTGCTCCTGCATGGTGCGCCCAAGCGATCGTACGCCTGAGTCGTCCACGAACAGGAGATCAACACCCGTCTCTACCACAGCGTCCCTTGATACTAGGCCCATGCCTGTGATGGCGTCCTGCAAGAAGATGCCGCCTATAGCCGCTGGGTCTCCCTGAGCGTTGCCGTACAGGAGGATGCTGTTCCGTCCGAATACCACTAGCCCGTTGTTGTGGGCCTTGATGTTCTTGATTGAGTCCCGACCAGACGGCCAGTACTGTGACACGTCTAATCCACCTGCTGTGTTCAGAGGCTCAGTAGGCACTGCCTTACCGTCGTACCACACGCGAGCATCGCCGAGGTCTGAGTACCAGATCTCTTGGAAGTTACCGCCTACCCCTGAGATCCATAGCCTGCCGTATGCTGAGCACGCGACACCGCCTGTGATCCCATTCGTTAGGTTACCTGTGTCGTCCTGTGGTGGGAGGAATCCAGCCCCATCCTTCAACAGCGTGGCCGATGTACCTGCAACCTCAACGGCCTCCTGCCCCTGCACGAACACGAAGTACTGTCCTGCGAAGTTCACGATCTGAGCTAGCTTGCCCTCTACTGTGTTAATAGAAGCAAGGGCCCCAGCACTGTGCGTCAGCGCCACAAGAGCCGTACCCTGTAACTGACAGAGGAAACGCTCAGTAGCTACAGCCGTATCGGTGATGCTCCCGTAGTACTCCACCTCTGCAACGCATATAACATCAAGTCCCTCTGAGTGACTGATAGATCCGATGTTCACCTTAGTGGAGGTGTAGATGCCGCTGTAGCTGGTTACGTTAGTGAGGTCAATAGACTTCGCCTCCGTGAAGAATCCCTTACGCGCACCTATGCGTCCGTATACATCAATAACAGCATTGTTAGCCCTGAGTGCAAACGTCACGTCCTGCGTGAGCGGGCTATCTTCTGTATTGACGCCTTGAAACGCGGGGGTGGTCAGGGCTATGTTCTGCTGTGGTTGTCCCATTATACGCTAATCCATAGGTTGTCTAGTGGAGTGTTGGCCGCGTCTAAAGCAATGGCATCTGACAGGGATTGAGAGGCTATGCTCATCAACTCCGGTACTGTCTGTGCTCCTACTTCTCCGCGCTCTCTTGCCGCGTAAACCAACGCCAAGTGTTCTACTGGCTTAAAGGGTACAGTGATAACGTCCGAGTCTTCAGACAGGACGCCGTGCTCTGCGTGTCCCACTACCGTGAAGGACTCAGCCGAAACAGGAGTAGGCCACATGGTTAATGTAACCTGCCCGCCGGCCTTGCCATTGACTGCGTAGTAGTGAGGCGTGCCTGTGGTATCACCTGTGAGCCTGCGCTGAATGATCCTAGCCCTGCTCTCGTTGCGGAGTTCCATGCCGTTAGGGGCATAGATCACATCGATGACGTTGACCTTAGAGTCACCCGACAGAACAACCTCACTGGCTCCTTCTGTCGTGTTGAATACCCATGTGTCCAGAAGGGCCGACCACGTGTGCGACTGAGCTACCGAAAGGACAGCATCATTAACGTATCGCTTAACTAGATCGACCACTACGTCATCCGTGCCTTGTAGCGTAAGCACTGTATCTTCTCGCATCCGTATTAAGACGGAGTTGACTGCTTCTAAGTATGTCATGCTAACATTCCTCTAGCTTTAATGATGGCGTCCTTGTAGGGAGCCAGTTGCTTAGCCTTGTATCCGTCTACTGACGTGTAAGCGAACAACTCCCCCCATTCGGGATTGTATCCTCCGCCTGACATCATGCCTTCGTCACCACCGCCGGGGAGTACTTCGTCTCCTCCGCCCAGCTCCTGAGCCGCGCCGAAGATGACAGCCGCTAGCTCTGGTGGTAGCTCAGGCGGTGGTCCATCCGTAGGCGTTGGTGTAGGCGTTGGTGTAGGCGTTGGTGTAGGCGTTGGTGTAGGCGTTGGTAGCACAGGCGGCGGCCCATCCGTAGGCGTCGGCGTAGGCGTCGGCGTTGGTGTGGGCGTAGGCGTTGGTGTAGGGGTCGGTAGCACAGGTGGCGGCTCATCCGTGGGTAAAGGCGCATCACCAAAGAGTACGTCGTCCGTAAGGGGATTCGAGAGGTCGTCCTCTTCTTCAACTCCTGCTCCGTCTAGGAAACCCTGCAATAAAGCATCGCCGATACTGACGTCAGATCCGGGGAGGATCATGCCAGCCGCTTCCCCTAAGCCTGCTATTATAGCAGAAGGATCTTGCCCTGCTTGGAAAGCCTGTTGCGCCATAGTGATGACGTGGTACAAAGGCGTACCGTCGGGCGTTTGAGACTTCCACCAGTTAGGTCCGGTTGAGTACTTGTCATCAATCCCCTGCAACACACCGATAACCTCTGAGTCTCCTCGTTCGTTATCGCTAAAGGTATAAGTCTCATCTAACGGACCCCACAGAAGGGCTTGTCTTGTTACCTCTGCGTTGTCTGGATCACTCGGATCAAAGCCGTACGTTTTGATGAACTGAGCCTTAGCGGCCGCGTCCATAGAGTCGTCAACGAACTCCACAATGTTACTGACGCCCGGTAGTTGCTTGAACTTGTCGAACACCTCACCAAGTGCAGTAGTCGTCTGAGTAGCCTCGTATGTAGACCATCCGTTATAGTTCGCAGTGTCGTCTAAGCTCTTGATAAACGCGTTGTCCCTAATAGCCTGTAGGTCAACCTCAGGGAACTTCTCCATCATCTCGATGTCGGTGTACACTTCGCCGTCAGGTCC